ATGCCGAGCCTTCAGACCAGCCGCGCCCCCAGCCGCCTCGCCGAGGCGCGCGAGCAGCCCTTCCACAGTGTCGAGGAGGCCTGGTTCTGGACCATGTCCGCGCTCATCGCCCGTCATGACGGCGCCCGCATCGTCTCCGGCGCCGGCCTGGTCGCCCGCCCCTGCGAGCCGGACGACGTGGTCCGCTGCCTCGACCGGCTCTACCGCCAGCGCCGCATCGATCTCCAGCACGCGCGCATCATGCGCATCTGGGGCGAGCGCGGCGAGGCGCCCGACCCGACCCGGCCGCGCGAGGCGGGCGACTGGCGGCTGTGGAACGAGGCGATGCGCCGGCTCGACTGGCCGCTGCGGGTGAAGGGCATCGTCACCGGTCCTTTGCCTGTCATCAAACCTGCCGACATCCTCGGCTTCCCGGGCGCCGGCGCGTGATCCGCGCGGCGCATCGGCGGGCGACGGCGCAGCAGGTCTTCATCGTCTTCGGCGATGGTGCGGACCAGCCCTGGCTGCGCCTGCTGCGGCCGGGCTTCCGCCACTGCTTCGCCGCGCTCGCCGACGAGACGGGCTGGACGGTGCTCGACCCGCTGACCGGGCGGCTGGTGGTCTCGCGCCTCGGCCTGCCGCTGGGCTTCGACCTGCCGGGTTTCTACCGGCGGGCGGGGCTGCTGGTGCTCGGCCCCTTCCTGCCCGGCGAGCCGCGGGCTCGGCGCCTGCCGCCGCTCGCGCCCTATTCCTGCGTGGCGCTCTGCCGGGCCGTGCTGGGCGGCAATGCGCCCTTCGCAATGACACCGCTGGGTTTGTTTCGTTTTTTGAATAAAATGCTGGGTACTAGGAAAAATGTCTTGACATCCGCGTCGGCTGCGGAGTAGAACATCCCTCGTCAACGGGCGAGTTGCGCCCGCTGGCCTCCTCCCGATCCCCCCGACTTCCACGGGCCCGGTCCTCACGGATCGGGCCCGTGGCCTTTTCGGGCCCCGGATCGCTCCCGCACTCCCAGAACCCGAGGTGACGCGCATAGGTGGCCTGTTCCGTGCCCCGAAGCCGGTGATCGTCGCGCCGCCCCCGGCGCCCGCGCCGGTGGCCGTGGCGCCAACCCCAGTCCAGGCCCAGCAGGCCGCGGAGGTCGAGTCGCAGGCCCGCTCGCGGCGCGGCCTGGAGGGCACCATCGCCACCTCCGACCGCGGCGTGCTGGCGCCGCTGCCGGCGGTGGCCCGCAAATCCCTGCTCGGGGAGTAGCGCCGATGACCGCCGAGGAGATCCTCGCCCGCCACCAGGCCGCGCTCGACCGCCGCCGCCCGCTGGAGCCGGTTTGGCAGGATTGCTACGCCCATGTGCTGCCCCCCATCGGCCAGGGCGGCGCCCTGTTCGACGCGACGGCGGCGGATGCGGCCGAGCAGCTCGCCGCCTCGCTGCTCGCCGAGCTGACCCCGCCCTGGTCGCGCTGGTTCGGCCTCTCCCCCGCCCGGCCCCACGCCGAGGGCGAGGCCGGCCGCGCCATGGCCGAGGCGCTGGAGGATGCCGCCGCGACGCTGCAGGGGCATTTCGACCGCTCCAACTTCGCGGTCGAAATGCACCAGGCCTTCGTCGAGCTGGTCGTCACCGGCACCGGCGTGCTGCTGGTGGAGGAGGCCCCGCTTGGCGAGCCCTCCGCCTTCCGCTTCGCCGCGCTGCCGCTGCGGAGCGCGGTGCTGGAGGAAGGGCCGGACGGCCGGCTCGACACCATCTACCGCCAGGCGCGGCTGACGCCGGGCCAGATCCGCGCCCGCTTCCCCGGGGCGCCGCCGGAGCTGGAGCGCGCGGGCAGCGACGCCACGCCCCTGCCGCTGCTCGAGGCGCTCTGGTCCGAGCGCGGCGGCACGGGCTATGCGGCGATCCTCACCGCCGATCCCGGCCGGCCGCTGCTGCTGGCGGAAGGGCGCTTCCACGAAAGCCCCTGCATCGCCTTCCGCTGGCTGAAGGTGCCGGGCGAGCTTTATGGCCGCGGCCCGGTGATGAAGGCGCTGCCCGACATCCGCACCGCCAACAAAGTGGTGGAACTCGTCCTCAAGAACGCCTCGATCGCCGCCACGGGGATTTGGCAGGCCGAGGATGATGGCGTGCTGAACCCGGCGACGGTGAAGCTCGTCCCCGGCGCCATCATCCCCCGCGCCCCGGGCAGCGCCGGGCTGACGCCGCTCGCGGCGCCCGGCAATTTCGACGTCTCGCAGCTGGTCCTCCAGGACCTCCGCACCCGCATCCGCGGCGCGCTGCTCGCCGACCGGCTCGGCGCGATGCAGGCCGGCACGATGACGGCGACCGAGGTTCTGGAACGCAGCGCGCAGACCGCCCGCCTGCTCGGCGCCACCTATGGCCGGCTGCAGACCGAGCTGCTGACGCCGCTCGTCACCCGCTGCCTCGGCATCCTCGGCCGCCGCGGCGCGATCCCCCCACTGCTGCTCGACGGGCGGGAGGTAGCGCTGCGCTACGAAAGCCCGCTCGCCCGCATCCAGGGCCGGGCCGATGCGGCGAACACGCTGCTCTTCCTCCAGGCGGTCGGCCAGCTCGGCGGCGAGGCCGCCCGGCAGGTCGATGCCGCGGCGGCGACCCGCTGGCTGGCCCGCACCCTCGGCGCCCCCGCCGAGGTGCTGGCGCCTGTCCCAACCCCCTCCAACCGGGAGTGACCCGAGTATGCCCGAGGATCTGTTGCAGCCTGCCGAGGATGCCGCGCTGCCGGCGCGCCCGGCCGATGTGCCGGAGAAATTCTGGGATGCCGAAACCGGCACGCTGCGCACCGAGGCGCTGCTGAAATCCTACCGCGAGCTGGAGCGCCGCCTCTCGCAGCGCGCCGCCCCGCCCGGCGCGGATGCGGCGCCGGATGACATCCTGCGCTTCCGCCAGGCGATGGGCATCCCCGACTCGCCCGACGGCTACGAGATCACCCCGCCGCACGACCTCTGTTGCGCCGATGCCGAGGTGAACAACCGATTGCACGCCGCGCATTTCACCCCTGGTCAGGCGCAGCTGGTCTACGACCTCGCCGCCGAGCGCCTGCTGCCGCTGATCGCCGAGGCCGCCGCCGAGTTCGAGGCCAATCGCCAGCGTGAGAAACTCGCCGCGCATTTCGGCGGTGAGGAGCGCTTCAAGGCCATGGCCGCGCAGCTTTCCGCCTGGGGCAAGGCGAAGCTCCCTGCGCCGGTCTATGCCGCGCTCTCCTCCACCGCCGAGGGCGTGCTCGCGCTCGAGCGGATGATGCAGGGCGGCGAGCCTGGCCTCTCCCGCGAGGGCGTGACGCCGCCCGGCGAGAGCGAGGCCGAGCTGCGCGCCATGATGCGTGACCCGCGCTACTGGCGGACGCGCGAGCCGGCCTTCGTCACACGCGTGACCGAGGGCTTCCGCCGCCTCGTCGGCCAGTAAGCCCCAAACCCTTTTCCGTCGCGAACAACCCCGCCCGCATCCAGCGGGCGGAGCCGCGGCGTGCCATGCCCAGGCGGTCCCGCAAGCGGGGCAAACCGCATCGGCGCGGCCTTTCCACCGACCTCCAAGCGAAGGGCAGACCATGTCCAGCTCCATCGACCAGGCCTTCATCAAGCAGTACGAAGCCGAGGTTCAGGAAGCCTATCAGCGCCAGGGCAGCAAGCTGCGCCCGCTGGTGCGCAGCAAGTCCGAGGTGCGCGGCGCCTCCACCGTCTTCCAAAAGGTCGGCCGCGGCACCGCCGCCGCCAAGGCGCGCAACGGCGTCGTGCCGGTGATGAACATCGACCACACCAATGTCGAGTGCTTCCTGCAGGACTACTACGCCGGCGACTGGGTCGACCGGATGGACGAGCTGAAGACCAATATCGACGAGCGTGCGGTGGTGGCGAATGCCGGCGCCTACGCCCTCGGCCGCAAGACCGACGAGCTGATCATCTCCGCCCTCGATTCCGCCACCAACGAGGCAATCGGCACGAACACGGGTGAAACCGACAATGACGGCATGACGCGCGCCAAGGTGCTGCTCGCCTTCCAGGCGCTCGGCAACGCGGATGTGCCGGATGACGGCAACCGCTTCGCCGTCGTCGGCTGGAAGCAGTGGAGCGAGCTGCTGACCATCCAGGAATTCGCCAACACCCAGTATATGGGCCCGGACGAGCTGCCCTGGAAGGGCACGCAGGCGAAGCGCTGGCTCGGCGCCATCTGGATGCCGCATAGCGGCCTGACCAAGAACGGCGCGCTGCGCTACTGCTACTTCTTCCACAAGACCGCGGTGGGCCATGCTGCGGCGGCGGAGATCTCCACCGACGTCACCTGGCACGGTGACCGCGCCGCGCATTTCGTCAACACGATGATGAGCCAGGGCGCCGTGCTGGTCGACAACACCGGCGTCGTCCGGATGCGCTGCAAGGAATAACGCAGCCGCCGCCCCACCCCGCGCCCGCGGGGTGGGGCACCCCTTTCCCTCACCGCCGGAGTTTCTGACCCGATGGCCCTCTCCGCCCTCGCGCTCTGCACGCGCGCGCTGCTGAAGATCGGCGCCCAGCCGATCGCCTCGCTCGACGAAGGCACCGCCGAGGCCGAGGTGGCGGCCAACCTCTACGCCGGCACGCGCGACGCGCTGCTCTCCTCGCATCCCTGGAGCTTCGCAACCGGCCAGGCCTCTCTGCCGCGCCTGGCGGCGACGCCGGTCGCCGATTTCCCGTATGCCTTCCAGCTGCCCGCCGGCTTCCTGCGCGTGCTCTCGGCCGGCGTGCCGAACAGCGGCCGCGGCCTCGCCTACCGGCTGTTCGAGGACCGGTTGCACTGCAACGCGCCGCAGGTCGTCCTCAGCTACATCTTTCGCCCGGATGAGAGCGCCTTCCCGGCCTTCTTCGCCGCCGCCCTCGCTGCGCGCCTCGCCGCCGAATTCTGCATCCCACTGACCGAGAACACCTCCCGCGCCCAGCTCCTGCTGGCCCAGGCAGATGCCGAGCTGCGCAACGCTCGCCGCGCCGACAGCCAGCAGGCGACGCCGCGCGCCATCGAGGACTTCCCGCTCGTCACGGTGCGGGGCTGAGCATGGTCCAGTCCCGCATGCTGAAGACCAGCTTCACCGCCGGCGAGGTGGCGCCCACGCTGCTCGGCCGGCCAGACCTGCGCGCCTATGCCAACGGCGCGCGGCGGCTGCGCAACGTCTTCATCCAGCCGACCGGCGGCGTCACGCGCCGACCCGGCCTCCGCCATGTGGCGATGCTGCCCGGCGCCGCGCGACTCATCGCCTTCGAGTTCAACACGGAACAGGCCTACCTCCTGGTGCTGACGGACAGGCTGCTCCAGGTCTTCATCGATGACGGCCTGGTGGCGCAGTTCGCCGCGCCCTGGACGGCAGCGATGCTGCCGCAGCTCGCCTTCACCCAGAGCGCCGACACGCTGCTGGTCTGTCACCCCGACCTGCCGCCGCAGCGGGTGACGCGGACCAGTCACGTGGCCTGGACGATCGCGCCCTGGTCCTTCCTGCGCGAGCCCTTCCACCGCTTCGCCTCGCCCGATGTCACGCTGACGCCGAGCGGCACGACGGGCAGCATCACCCTCACCGCCTCCGCCGCGCTCTTCGTGGCAGGCCATGCCGGCGTCCGCTTCCGCATCGGCGGCAAGCGACTGTTGATCGGCAGCGTCGTCTCGCCCACCCAGGCGAATGCGGTGGTGGAAGAGACGCTCGCCGGCACCACGCCCACCACCGACTGGGACGAAGCCGCCTTCTCGCCGGTGCATGGCTGGCCGGTGACGCTCTGCTTCCACCAGGACCGGCTGGTGCTGGGCGGCTCGCGCGAGTTGCCGAACCGCCTCTGGCTGTCCCGCACGGGCGACCTGTTCAACTTCGACCCCGGCACCGGGCTCGACGACCAGGCGATCGAGTTCGGCCTCGTCTCCGACCAGGTGAACGCCATCCGCGCCGTCTTCTCGGGCCAGCACCTGCAGGTCTTCACCTCGGGCACGGAATGGATGGTGAGCGGCGCGCCGCTGACGCCGGGCAGCATCCAGCTCGACCGGCAGACGCGCGTCGGCTCGGTCACGACGCGCATGGTGCCGCCGGTCGATGTCGACGGCGCCACCATCTTCGCCAGCCGCAGCGGGCGCGGGATCTTCGAGTTCACCTATACCGACCTGCAACAGCTTTACCAGGCAAACGACCTCGGCCTCGTCGCCCAGCACCTGATCCAGAACCCGGTCTCGATGTGCTACGACCAGCGCCGCCGGCTGCTGCACGTGGCGATGGCCGATGGCAGCCTCTCGACGCTGACGCTCTACCGCGCCGAGCAGGTCACCGCCTGGACGCGGCAGGAAACGGCCGGCGCCTTCCTCGCGCTCGCCGAGATCGGCGGCACGGTCTGGGCTGCGGTGCAGCGGGCCGGCAGCATCCGGCTCGAGCGCTTCGATGACGCTCTCGGCCTCGACGCGGCGCTGACCGGCGCAGCGCCGGTGCCGCAGGATGAGTGGTCCGGCCTCGCCCATCTCGAGGGCCAAGCGGTCGGCGTCGTCGCCGGAGGCGCACCGCGTGAAGATGAGACGGTGCTGAACGGCAGCGTCACCATCGACCCGCCTTCGACGAGCGTGCAAATCGGTCTCGCCTTCACCCATGTGATCGAGCCGCTGCCGCCCGAGCTCTCCACCGCGATCGGCGCCCGCGCGGCACCGATCCGTCTCGTCGCCGCGACCTTCCGTCTGCTGGAGACGACGGCGCTCGCGGTCGATCTCGGCCGCGGCCCGCAGCCGGTGCCCTTCCGCCGGCTCGATACGCCGATGCTCGACGCAGCCCCCGCGCCCTTCACCGGCGATGTGCGGCTGCGCGCCTTCGGCTGGCGGAGCGATGCGATGCAGCCGCTCTGGCGCATCGAGGACGACACGCCGCTGCCGATGACGCTGCTTTCCGTCACCACCGATACGAGGATGACCGACTGATGGGCGCACTCACCTCGATCGCCACCGTGCTCGGCGCCGGTGCGACGATCTACGGCCAGGTCCGCCAGGCCCAGGCGCAGAACGCCGCCAACAAGGCCCAGGCGCAGATCAACGCGACGCGGGAGGTGGCGCAGCAGCAGGTGCTGCTGGCCCAGGCGCAGGAGGCGGCGCTGCAGCGGCAGACGGCGCTGGCGCGCACCGTCGCCTCCGCCCGCGCGCGTCTCGCCGCGGCCGGCGTCTCGCCCGACAGCGGCTCGGCCGCCGCCGTGACGGGCGGCCTCGCCGGTGAGGCGGCGGCGGCGCAGGGGGCGGATGACGCGACGCTCCGCGCCCGCCTCGCCGATGGCCGGAGCAGCCTCTTGAACCCGGACGGCACGGTGACGGCGCTGCTCGGCTCCGGCCGCGGCATCGCCGCCATCGGCCGCGGCTTCGGCGGCATCGCCAGGAACCTGTTGGATTAGGAGCGCAGCATGGACGACCATATCAGGATCGGCGATGTCGCCCCGCGCGTGCAATACCGCGCGGATGGCGTGCAGACCGGTTTCACCTATCCCTTCCCGATCTTCGCGCCGTCGGATCTCGAGGTGCGGCTGGACGGCGTGCCGCAGGCCGGCGGCTTCGTCGTCACCAATGCGGGCGCCAGCGAGGGCGGCAGCGTCGTCTTCTACGCCCCGCCGCGGGCCGGGACCCAGGTCACGCTCCGCCGCGACATGGTGGTGGCGCGCACCACCGACTTCCAGTCGAACGGCATCCTCCGCGCCCGCACGCTGAACGACGAGCTGGACTATCAGGTCGCCGTCCTGCAGGAGGTGAAGGATGGGCTCGGCAACGCGCTGCATCTCGACCCTTCGGAAAGCGGGTCGACGGCGCTGCCGCTGCGCGGGGCGCGCGCCAACCGGCTGCTCGGCTTCGACAGCCTCGGCAACATCGCCACCTTCGGCCGCGACGAGGGGCTGCTCACCATCGGCTTCCCCGGCGGCGTGCCGCGCACGGTGGAGGACAAGCTCTCCGAGCGCCTCACCGCGCGCGACTTCGGCGCGACCGGCGACGGCGAGACGGATGACGGCCCGGCGCTCCAGGCGGCGATGACCGCGGCGGCGGCGAGCGGCAAGCTGCTCGAGATCGGCGAGGGCACCTTCCGCACCAGCATGGCGCTCACCCTGCCGGGCGCCGCGGCTGGCCTCGTCATGCGCGGCAGCATCCTCTACGCGGGCCCCGCCGGCCTGCCGGCGCTGACGCTCGGCGACGGCGGCGCGGCCAACAACCAGGGCAAGGTCTATACTGGCCTCGCCGTGCTCCGCGCCATGCAGAGCGACTGGTCGAGCGAGGCCGATGTCGGCATCCTGATCCGGAACATCGATGCCAGCACCGTCGATATCCGCCGGGCCGAGCGTTTCACCATCGGCGTGCAGCTGGTGGGTGATGCGCGCGGCTGCGAGGACAGCGACCTGCGCTACGGCCGCCTGATCGACAACCGCATCGGCCTCGACCTGCGCACGCTGACGGCGAGCGGCTGGATGAATTCCCTGCGCCACCAGGGCGGGCATTTCGCCTGCTCCAGCGCGACCAACCCGACGCAGCCGCGCTTCGGTGTGCGGCTCTCCGCCGCCCCCGGCGCCTACCGGCTGCACAACACGCATCTCTTCACTGGCCCGGCCTTCGAGCTGCAGCGCCAGGGCACGCCGGGCGCGGTGGATGCCATCCCCTTTCTCGTCGAGGTGGACGGCCGCTGCCTAATTGCCACCGGCGTGCGGATGGAGGCCTGCTCGCCCCATGTCGCCCGGCACACCGGCGGCTTCAGCGACGCGCGCTACGAGATTTCCTATGTCGGCACCTACGGCTTCCTCGGTTGCTCCGTGCAGTACCAGGGCGCCTCGCGGGCCGGCGGGACGGTGGTGCCGATGCACCAGGCGACGGCCGCCATCGCCGCGCCGCGGCTGGTGGCGGGGGCGGAGAACCTGCGGACGCTCGCCTTCCGCCAAAGCATCTCCGTTGCCGATGGCGTGGGCTTCGACCAGATGGCGGTGCTCTCCGGCAATCCCGCCGGCCCGCCCTCGACGCTCAACGGCTTCTGCTTCCCCGGCCTCAACGCCTTCACGCTCAACGCCGACGACGTGACCATCCCGATCTCCCGTGCGCTGGCCTATGTCGTCGATTGCAGCCAATGCAAGGAGTTCTTCATCGCCGCCGAAGGCATCGGCCTGCGGCCAATGGTGATGCAATTCGACGGCGCGGAAAACGTGCTCGGCGCCGGCAGCCCCGTGCTCTTCTCCAACATGAACACGCTGATGCAGGGCGCCCCCTCCTACTGGTGGGAGGGCAATGCCGACCTCGACAGCCTCACCGGCGGCCTCGCGCTCAACAGGCTGCAGCGGGTGACGCTGAGCGCCGATGCGCAATACGCCGCCATCGGCATCCGCGGCAGCTCGTCGAGCGCGGTGCTGCGCTCGCTCCGCCTCTATACCTCGGCCCTGCACGCGCCACGGGTGCTCTACGGCGGCTCGCGCGCCTGGGGTAAGCGCGAGTACACGGTGAGCGACGCCGGCTGGACCATCCCGGCGCTGGCCGCGGGTGCTACGGCGACCTATGACGTAACGTTGCCCGGCGTCCGCCAGGGCGATTTCGTCCGCGCCGGCTTCGCGCAGTCGGCCGGCTTCCAGAACGGCGGCGTCGTATTCCATGCCGCGGTCGGCGGCACGGCGGGCAGCAACCAGGTGCGGGTCACGGCGCAGAATGTCAGCGCGGGGTCGATCACTCTCGGCGCCGGCACGCTCTTTGTCCGCGCCGTCAAGCCGCGGCTCTGAGCCCGCCATGGCGACGAAACGCAAGCTCCGCATCGAGGCCGACTTCGCCGGCGCCGTGGCGCTGGTTCTCGCGGACTACCGCCGCTTCGTCGGCCTCTGCGCCGGAGAGCCGGACGAGGCCATGGTGAAGGCCTTCGCCTCCCGTCATACCGCGGGCCGCACCGCCCTCGCCCATGCCGACCAGCTGCTGAAGCTCGCCGCCGATGCCGGCGGCGAGGCGCAGCAGCAAGCCATCACCGAGGTGCTCGCCGAATGGCGCCGCATCATGCCGCAACTGCCGGAGGAGGAGAATGACGGAGGCGCCGGAGGCTGACTTCCTCGAATTCGCCTGGATCTGGAATGCGGTCCAGAACCAGGGCATGCCGGCGCCGCACCGGCGCATCGTCCGCTGGCTGCAATCGCGCTGGGAGGATGACGACCGGCGCCTGCTGCTGATGGCGTTCCGTGGCTGCGGCAAATCCACGCTGGTCGGGCTGTTCTGCGCCTGGCGCCTGCTGCGGGCGCCGGACACGCGCATCCTGGTCCTCGCCGCGGACCAGGTGCTGGCGGTGAAGATGGTCGCCCAGGTGCGCCGCATCCTGGAACGCCATCCGCTCTGCCGGGCCCTGCTGCCGGAGCGCGCGGAAGCCTGGGCGGCGGACCGCTTCACCGTCGCCCGCCAGGCCGTGCTGCGGGACCCGTCGATGCTCGCGCAAGGAATCGGCGGCAACATTACCGGGGCGCGTGCCGACCTCATCATCTGCGACGATGTCGAGGTTGCCGGCAATTGCGACACGCCGGGCAAGCGCGAGGAGCTGCGCGAGCGGCTCGGCGAGTGCGAGTTCGTCCTCGTCCCCGGCGGTGCCGTTCTCTATGTCGGCACGCCGCATTGTGCCGAAACGCTCTACCTGCCGCCGGAGGAGCCCGCCGCCTTCCTCCGTGGCTACCGGCGCCTGGTGCTGCCCCTGCTCGACGAGGCAGGCCGCAGCGCCTGGCCCGAACGCTTCACGCCAGCCTCGGTCGCCGCACTCCGCGACCGCGTCGGCCCGCTGCACTTCGCCCGGCAGATGCTGCTCCAGCCGGTGGCGGAGGCGGCGCTGCGGCTCGATCCGGCCCTCGTCATCCGCTACGGCGAGGAGCCGGACTACCGCGAGGCCGGCGGCCGCGCCCAGCTCTCGCTGCTGGGCCGGCGGCTGGCCTCGGGCGGCGGCTTCTGGGACCCGGCTTATGGCCGGCCCGGTGCCGGCGACGCCTCGGTGCTGGCGGCGACCTATGCGGATGGCGAGGGCAACCACTACCTCCATCGCCTCGCCTACCTCACGCATGACCCGGACAGCCAGGTCGACCCCGCGACCCAGCAATGCCGGGCCGTGGCGCGGCTGGCGCGGGAGCTGCTGCTGCCGGTGATCCGGGTGGAGACGAACGGCCTCGGCCGCTTCCTCCCCGCCCTGCTCCGCCGGGCGCTGGCGGAGGCGGGGGCGCCCTGCACGGTGATCGAGCATGCCAGCCGCCGCGCCAAGGCGGAGCGCATCCTTGCCGCCCTGGAGCCGGCGCTCGCCGCCCGCCGCCTGCATGCCCACGAGTCGGTGTTCCGCACGTCTTTCCCGGGTGAGATGGCCGCCTGGCGGCCGGACGCGCCGGGCCAGAGGGACGACGCCCTCGACGCCCTGGCCGGCTGCCTGCTCGCCGAGCCGGTCCGCCTGCCCGCCGCCATGCCTGCCCCGCGCCCGCTCGCTTGGCGCGGCTAGCCGGCTTTCCTGACTTTCAGGATCTCCCCGGCATGCCGTTCCTGGCCCGCCGCGGTCAGCTCGTACCGCCCATCCGTCCTGAGCCGCGCTAGCCCCATGCCCTGGAGCCGCTCCAGGCATGGTCCGTCCTTCAGCCCATCGGGCCGGCCGCCCTTGCCCACCAGCACCAGCCGGTGGAGCGCCGCGCGGCAGCAGGTCTCGAGATAGGGCTCGTTCCAGATCGTCACTGTTCCATCGCGTCCCGGTGCCGCCCGAGGGTGGTCGTGCCGGCACGCCGCTTCAAGGAGGCATGTGAGCCGCGATGTCAATCGAACCCACCTGGTGGATCAGCGCCGTGGAGGCGCCGATCGCCGCCGCCCTGTTCTGGATGCTCCACGGCCTGCGGAAGGACCTGCACGACCGCATCGACCGCACCACGGAGCGGGAGAGCGGCGAGGTCCGCCGCACCCGCGACGAACTCGCCGATTTCAAGCTTGAGGTGGCGCGCAGCTACGTCCCCCTCTCGCTCATCCGTGACGTGGACCGCCGCCTTTCCCAGCACCTGCTGCGGATCGAGGAGAAGCTGGAGGCAGCCGGCACGCTCCGCCTGCGCGACCGCCTCGGGGGAGACGAGCCATGAGTGCCGAGATCCTGGCCCTCACCCTCCGCGCCGAGGCCGGCAGCCGCCCCGTCCGCGCCATCGAGGCCCTCGCCGCCCTGGTGGTGAACCGCGCCCGGCTGGCGGCCGAGGCCCCGGCTCCGCGCATCCGCTTCACCCCCGGCGCCCATACCGGGGCAGGCTGGACGGCGCTGCTGGCCGAGGCCTGCCGCGCGCCCTTCCTTTTCCGCTGCTGGCAGGCCGGCCGGCTGCGGGCCGAGGCGCCGGCCGATGCGGCCATGGAGATGTGCCGCCGAATCGCCGCCCGCGCCCTCGGCGGCGCCCTGCCGGACCCGACCGAGGGCGCGACGCACTGGCATGACGGCGCCTCGCTGCCCGGTTGGGCGATCGGCCAAGTGCCGACGGCCGAGATCGGCGGGCTGGTCTTCTACCGCCTGCCCGGCTGA